CTAATACCTACGCACATTATGGCCTTAGTGGTGTTTGGCCTTTAGTTATAGCCTCGGTTAATCGACGCCCTCTCTGGAGGAGTTAACGGACGACTAGCTATGGTCACCGAATGAAATAGCATTTTAATAAATACATTTAATACTATATTATTCTTTGATTAAGGATGAAGGTGTAGACCTGAAAATCTTCAATGAATTGTGTAATGTACGTGTAAACAGTTCCCCGTGAGGGTGTCCCACGTTCTTAGCGTTTCGCCATTACATTTTGAAGTTGTTGTATTAGTAAGTGATATGTTGGATTTCTCTATGACCTGGACTGTTTTAAGCTGGATGCATATGGCAGTATTTCAGTGGTTTTGTACCAGGCATTAACTCAACGATAATTTTGACATTTATTGGATACGCCGCGTTTTAAAATTTCAGGACAATAGGTATTACCCGCGGGTTGTCAAATCCTAAATCTATATCCAAGATTGTAAATGTCTTTATTTTTGATGAGGCTAACAAAAATTTTCTTAAAACCTTCTGCCTCTTTTCTTTACACAAATGATGATGGGAGACGACAAAATGATTAAAGTATTCACGAATGTCATCTCCTGTGTGGAGAAAAATTGTTATAACAAAAGTTCCAGCCTCAAAAGAGCTCTCCATCATGCCGTAAATTCTCGACATGATGTTGATGCACGTTGCTATTGTGGTATTGAATTGAAAGGTCTTTATTCTGCTGAGATCCACCTGGAAACTTGTAAATTTCTTGGGGATTTTGGTTGCACCGAGTGCAATGCAGTATTTAAGGACCTTGTTTCGGCAAACAATCATGCATGGAGTGCTCATGGATACAATGGAATTAAAGGACGTCATACATTTGATTTGGTACCCTCTGTTACTTTCACCCGTTCAGATGAATTGGAAACTCAAGTTCGAAAGAAAACAAAGTGGGATCACATGCAATGGGAACAAATTGAGGAGCGTGCGCGCAATAACAGCCTGAAGCGCACGATCATCCGCGATCTTCTCATGGAAAGTGATTTCACAGCGACTGGATCAAAGATTTATCGTTTGGCACAGATGTCTCGTGGACGATTGCCAGCTTTTAAGAGAACGCTTGGTAACAAGAATTATTATCGAGTGAACATCATTTGTTGCGATGGTCCAATTGAAGTTTTGTTGAATCCAGCTGATCCGGAATTTCACGCTCTCTACAACAGTGTGCGCGATTTTCAGGAGTTGGATGCTCAAGCTCTTTTTGTGCCAGATAGAATCGTGCATAGTGTCGACTTTGGAGATCAGATGAATGACATTGTACGTTCAGTGTCAAGTTGTTTGGAAAAAGTGGGTGCCTCTGTCACATTAACTCGACAAGTGATTTCTTTCTTGTGCAAATTGACGGTGACAGTTCGTTCTGGCTTTGACCCAATTACTATTGGAGCTATGCTTTTGGACACACTTGTTGGAAGTGGAATATCTCACGCGCTTGCTCTTGAGGTGATAGGAAAGGTGAAGGATCGGTTGCAATCAGCTTTTTCTATCCTTTCTAATCAGTTTCAAGCACAAGTAGCAGATTTTGATCCGCTTTCTAGCTTGGCGACTATTTTTGGAATGATTGGAGGAACAATACTCATGCAGAAAATTCCAAGTGATGGTCAAATGTCCTCCCTTGTGAAAGGGGTGTGTCAACTCGGTAACCTTGCACGAGGAGCAACGTTTGCATGGAGCGCTCTTGAAAGAGTAGTGCAATTTGCCTGCGAAAAGATTTTTGAATGGCAAACAGGATTTCCTGCAGCAATTTCTGAGGTTGAGAAACTTGTGACTGGGTGCCAAGATTGGTATGCACAAGTGCAAACATTGGTTTCCCAGCACACATCTGAAGATATTGCACGTCGACCTGGCAAAATATTGGAGGTGCAAAGTCTTGTTCGCCAAGGACTTAGAATGAAAGCCCAATTGCAGGAATATCGTGTTGATCCAAAGTTGATGACAGCTTTTGATGTTCACTTTCGAGTGTTGCAACTGTACTTCTTCCAAGCACAATCATCTGGAGCTTTTCGTGGCGGACCCAGAGTCGAACCCATCAATGTTTACATTTATGGAAAATCTGGTGTAGGTAAGACAGGTCTTATCAATTTTCTCGCCATTGACATGCTCAAGATAGATGGAATGCCCAAGAAAGATGGAAAATCGGACTATACGGAAGAACTTTATTACAGAGCGATCGAACAAGAATTTTGGGATGGTTACTGTGGACAAAGAATTGTGGTTTATGACGATTTTGGACAACTCATTGATTCTCAACAGAAACCCAATCTCGAATATATGGAGTGGATTCGGACAGGAAACATGGCCCCAATGCCCCTTCACATGGCTCATTTGCAGGATAAGGCGAAGAGTTTTTTCACATCACGAGTTGTCATTGCGACCTCAAACAATGCACTTAGTGATGTTAAGATTCCCAGTCTTTCTGCTCCTGAAGCTTTCAAAAGGAGGATTGACATTTGTGTTGAAGTAACAAATGCTTCAGAATTCACTAAACTTGTGGAAGAAAGATATGGTGATCGTGTAGAGCGTTTGGATCAACAAAAAGTCGAGAAGTTGACAGGAAAACCCTTTTCAACAAAATCCTACCGGTTCACCATGAGACATGTTTCGACTGGAGAAAGAATTGGTAAGATTATGGATTACGATGAATTTCGTAATAAATGTGTGAAATTGTACGAGGAAAGAGCGCGCAATTCCAAGAATCTTACTGAAATTCTCCAGCAACACGCTCAAGAGAGCTTTGAGTGTCACATTGGTAACGATCTGAGAGAACTCTTGTCAAATGCGCAAACTCAAATTTCGCTCAATCCTCATGCCAAAGAGGTTTTTGAAGATTTTTCGATCATAAAGGTTTCATCCTTCCTAAAGAGGGGTCATGATGAAATGCGTGATTTATTCAAGAAGGAAGTGAACGATGTTTTTGACGACTTAAAAAAAGAAGGTAGATTTATTGATCTGCACGAAATGGATCAACTTGAACTTACAGATTTGGAAACGCAATGGCTTGAAGCTCTTGACAAAGTGAATCTCGGAAACTGGTGGGTCCCAGATGCAGAAGAAGTGCTCCTTGGAAAGTTTCAAGCCAAAACTTTTGCTGGAATTGGAGCATTGTTTCGGTGCCTACCTATGAAAGACCAGTACAATCATCTTCATACTTTTATTGACAATATTTACGTTCCTCGCACTGAGAATGTAGAAGTTGCTGAACAATTGCGAAAAGCAGAAGAGGAAGCCCGTCCTGTGTGGAAGGAATGGTTTGACCGTGCGAAAGAAGCTGTGGCCAAACATCCCTGGCTTACCGCCATTACGGCTCTAGTGGCCTTACTTGGTGTAAAGTACTGGTTTGATACGAGAGAAGGACGAAAAAAGACTTCCAAACCTCCATTGGATCATCGCCACGCAGGTTTAAAATTTGGTGAGCGAGTTGAACATGGACACGAATGTGAAGTCTGTGGAAAATACTTCCGTCACACGCATACAATTAAAACTTTTGAAGAGTCGTTGAAATACGATCAAATGTGTCAAGATTGCGAACAATGGGTAGCAAAAGAGACATATGATCGTGCTGACGAATTGGTCAAAAATGATGCTAAAGAACAGTGTCGGATGGCGCTTGGATGGGTGCAAACTGAAGTTCCAGCAAAAGAGCAGGTTGGAAACTCAGGAGATGCTAAAACAACAAAGAAACCACAGGCGCGAACGCAGGGTTCAACATCTGGTGATGCCAAGACAAATAAAAAGAGTCAAGTGCGTACACAAAGTGGTTTGGATGAAAGTGATTTGGAAACACAATTGCACCATTTTGACATGCGAGAAATGAATTCACACTTGCAAACTGATCCTAATTCTCTTCAACTATCAAAGAAAGTGTTAAATAACATGTACAACTTGGACTTAAAAATTGATGGTGAATGGAGAAGGATGCTCAAACTTATGATGATACGTGGACGTGTGGGTCTCACAGCAGGACATTTGCAGAGTTATTTAGATCGAGCCACTGAGATTCGCATTTGGAATGCAACCAAGAAAGATGGTCATACTTTTCCCACAGACAAACTTAATACTGTTCAAGTATTGGATGTATCTGGAGCAAAGAAAGACCAAATGCTTATTGAATTTCCTCCATCTCTTCACGATCACTTTGATTTGGTGCGGAACATGGCAACATCAATCGAACTCAGTTCGTTTGTGCGAGCTCGAGCTTGCATAGTTGTACCTTTTGAGCAAGGTGCAATCTTGCGAACTGGTCCAGTTGAAAAGAAAGTGGAAAGGCCACGCAAATACAAAGATGCAGAAGGTTCTTACTTGATCTGTGATCGTTTTGAATATGCTGGCATGGAAACTGCTCCAGGTGATTGTGGATCGCCATTGGTTGCCATTGGAACATCTTTGGCCCGGAAATTAATTGGCATTCATGTTTGTGGGAAGCATAACATTGGAGTTGCAAGCCCACTTAATGAACAAGACGTTTTGCATGCTCTAGGCGAATTACCCTTGGAATCACAACTTTTGATGCATGGAGATATGATTCTCAAAGAATTTAAAGCTCCATGGGAGATTGATTTGCCTGAAGGAAATTTCACTGCTGCAGGAGAGAGTTTGTACCAGGTTGCGATGCCTAACAAAACTGCTCTTCGACCAAGTGTTATTGCCGGAAAGCTTCAAACACCAACCACCGCACCATCGGTGCTTTCTAAAGAAGCAATGGACAAAGGTCTTAAGAAAGCGGGAAATATCCCTCCAGAATTGGATGAAGAAATTCTGAAGATTGCTGTGAATGATGTCAAAGCTGTGGTGAATGCAGGTGTGCGAGAAGTGGATCGAGTTCTCACCGAAGAAGAAGCTGTACAAGGTATTCTTGGAGATGATTTTATTCAACCAATTAAAAGGAAAACTTCTCCAGGTTATCCTTACACAGGAGAGATGCCCCCAAGAAAAGGAGCTGGAAAAGAACCTTGGCTTGGGCGTGGAGAAGAATACTGCTTGGATGATAACCTGAGACAAAAAATGAGGAAAAGAATCTCCATGGCGGAGAAAGGTGAAAGAATGCCAGCTCCTTTCATAGACACTTTAAAAGATGAAAGACGCTCATTTGAAAAAATTGCCGCCAAGAAAACGAGAGTGTTTTCTGCCGGAGCAATGGATTTTACATTGGTTTTTAGGATGTACTTCCTGGCCTTTGCAGCTCATGTGATGCGGAACAGAATTGACAATGAAATTTCAGTTGGAACTAATGTGTATTCCTTTGATTGGTCGAAAACTGCTTCGCGAGTTACCTCCAAAGGTCAGAAAGTTATTGCAGGAGATTTTTCCAATTTTGATGGAACACTTCTCCTACCAATGCTTTATAAAATTCTTGACATTGTGAATGATTTCTATAATGATGGAAATGATTTGATTCGACACGTTTTATGGAAGGAAATCGTCAATTCAATTCATGTGAAAGGTGGTTCTGTTTATCTTTGGACTCACTCTCAACCCTCTGGGTGTCCGATCACAGCAATATTAAACTCACTTTACAATTCTGTGAGTATGCGATATGTCTGGATGATAACAGTTCCCCGGGAGTTCCAAAATATGAGGCAGTTTAACACACATGTTGCAATGGTTTCATATGGAGATGACAATCTTGTGAATATTTCAGATGAAGTGATCGATTACTTCAATCAATTGACGATTGCTGAAGGTTATGCTCAAATTGGTATGACCTACACGGACGAAGCAAAGTCTGGAGAAATGGTAGCATACCGCACCTTGTCCGAATGTTCTTATCTCAAACGAGGATTTGTGTGGGATTCTGATGAAATGCAATGGTTTGCTCCGCTGGATTTTGGAACGATTTTGGAAATGACTAATTGGATTCGGAAAGATCTTGACCCAGTGGCAGCGACAATTTCAAACTTGGAGACCTCACATTTTGAACTCCATCTTCATGGAAGGAGAGTGTTTGAAGAATGGTCATCTAAATACTGGGATGCTTGCCGCCACTTGGAACAAAAACCACGGCTTCCTCGATACGTTGAACTTCGGTATGACGAGGAGAGGAAGCAAGGGAGGTTTTATTAAATCTACAGCTAGGGGCTCTTTCTCATTTGCCGTGCGAGAAGAGCAGCAAATCCCGGTCTGTAGTAACTTAGATGCGTTCTAGTATCTAGTTGAGGGAGCTAAAGCTATTGATCAATGTGTGCCCTCTAAAATATTGGCTATTGATCCGGCACGTTTTACTGAGTAGTTTGACTAAGCCTCAGAAAGTACGATAACTATTTTAGTCGCTAATAAACAAGAAAAAGATATGAATCAAATTCATGGTGATATGGCAGAACTCGGACCAGGTACAGAAATTCGAGAAATTACAAAATTTGTTGATGATGTACAGCCAGAAACATACGAAAAGCCAATGATGTCAACACCATTGGATTGGACGTCAATGGCAGAGGATACAAAATTGCATGATATTCATGCTATTCTTCAGCGCCCAGTTCGAATTTTAGACTATGAATTTATTAATCCCGGTTTCATTAATATTAATTTGAAGTTTCCTGATGTTATTTTACAGAATTCCACTAATGTAGTTAGTAAGTTAGATTATTTTACCTATTTTCGTGCTAACATTAAGGTTAAACTTATGTTTAATGCAACTCCTTTCATGAGTGGCAAATATTGGATGTATTTCGCGCCATTTGATCGAATTTCCAATCGAGGGTCTCGTCAGTCTCATTTGCCTAATGTGACAGGGTACCCTGGAACGGAAATTGATCTTGCGTCTGGCGCACCTGTAGAAATTAAGATTCCTTATTGTGCACCACTCTCTCATTATAATTTGTTGGATACTCACTCAAACATGGGTGAACTGTATGTTGTTCCGTTGAATTCCATCCAGACTAATTCAGGATCTGTTCCTGTGGGTTCTGGAGCACCATTTACAATCTTTGCGTGGTTTGAGGATATAGAATTGGCATTGCCAACTTCAAAGCCAATCACTGTACCAACTCTCCAGCAAGAAGATGAAGTTTTTGATGCACAAATTGGTGAGGAGGCTGCAGCAACTAGTGGACCAAAAATCTCTAGTGTTGCATCTAATATTGCGTCTTTTGCATCGAAAATTGGTTCTGCAATGCCAACGCTCGGACCATGGGTACGTCCTGTTGAATGGGTTTCTAGAGCGGTTAGCGGAGCTGCAGAAGCGATTGGGTGGAATAAACCTACCAATTTGGACAAAAATTGTCCTTTTGTGAATATCCCTGCAAAGGGTTACACAAATATGACGGGCATTGATCTTTCATCCAAGTTGGCTGCTGCTCCTGATAATGGTCTCACTTATAGTGCAGGACTTTTCTCAACGGATGTGGATGAAATGGACATTAGATATGTAGCAAAGAAATCTTGTATTTTTCGATCAAATATTAATTGGGATGTAAATCAAACTGTTGGAACTCAGATTCATGCCAATGCTGTGACTCCTGGCATGGCGATTGGAAGTGCATCTTCACTTAGTCCAACGACATTGGGATTTATCACCTCCATGTTTCGATATTGGAGAGGATCGATCAAATATCGTTTGACCGTCGCGAAAACTGCGTTTCACACCGGACGGTTGAGAATCACTTTTCACCCTGGAGTGTATGATTATTCAACAGTTGGAAAGATTAATCAAAATGCTTATAATTGGATATTGGATTTGTCTGTAACTTCAGAATTAGAATTTGAAATTCCATATGTTGCAAATGTTCCTTGGAAAGAGACAATTGTAACAGGATACAGTGATGTAAATAATTTGAGAAAAGAAAAATTTTCAACTGGTCATATTAGTGTTGAAGTACTTACTCCACTCCGTGCATCCACTGATAGTGTTGCTAATAACTGTCCAGTAAATATGTGGCTTTGTGGTGGGGATGATATTTCTTTTGCAATTCCTGACTTTGGAAATTATGTTATAGATGATGATAATGCTCTTGTTGAAGATGAAGAATTTGAGGCTCAAGTCTTCAATTTCACATCAAAAGGAGTTGAACATAATGAACAAGTTTCCAATACCGCTTCACGGACTTTTCCAATGTCCAAGATGACTGAGACTAAGGCTGAAGAATTGACTATTGGTGAGAAAGTCACTAATTTAAGGCAAATTATTAAGAGATTCACGTTAACTAATTTGGGACAAAAAGAACCATACAATACTCCATTGAATCGCAAAACAATTAATGGACCCATTAGTGGCAACAATGATAACTATCTCTATAATCGAATTACGATTGATCCAGCATATTTTGGGCGAAAATCAGATGGACGAGTTGCTACTGATGTGCAACTCCAACTTCCAATTTATACTAATCCTGCAGGAGAGGTCGTAGCAGAGAATGCGTATGTAATTAGACGACTTCCCCTTTCAAATCCTTTGCATTATGTTTCATATTTGTATAGATTTTATAGAGGTGGAAGACGTTATAAGTTGTCATTTGGTGCTGCTTACAAGCAATCACAGGCGGCAGGGGCTATTGCTCCAACAAATGCTTTTCCTGGAGGAACAGATGCTCCAAATAGTCAACTTCGAACTACAACTTTCTCAGATGAACGTCCTGCAGATCCAGTCTATTGCATTCGAGATTGGCGGATTGCTGAGAACGGCCCCCTAATACCAGTTCAACCTTCTTCCTTTTCAACTTCGGAAAATGCTACACGTTTTGAACATCTTGTTTATCCTGATATTAACGGTATGATTGAATTTGAAGTTCCTTACTACTCGCAATTGCCTATCTCATTAGTGGGAGAGGGTACGATAGCAGATGATGAAGGACCTTTGATTCGTCGTAGTTTTGTTTATGTTCAAAAGAGTCTCGACCCTAGAGGTCTAGATATTCCAGATTGGCAATTCAATAGTGATCGGTTGACCCC